CAAACTTCGATACCACTCTTCCAAGTGGTACGTCGTAGTAAACTTTTTTAAATGTAGATCCAGCTAATGGTAAATGAAATAACATAGAATCAAATTCAGATTCGTATTCTTTCATTGTGTCCATGATCAAATAATTCATGTAGTCTTTTACACGAGTTGCTTGCATCTCTGTTTGTGGATTTTTAACTCCTATAACTTGAGTTCTAACTGGTCCATCTGCTGGTAATAATTCTTTGTAAGCTTGAGCTTGAAACTGTGTTACTGCTTCTGCAAGAACTGGGTGCGTTGCACCTGAAGCTCCTTGAAACGGTTCAGTTCTGTTTTCATATTTAAAACCTAAAAGATCTAATCCTGTTGTATATGCACTCTCCCATTCTTTTCTAGAAGATTTATAATCCATATAGTTTTGAACCATTTCGTTTCCAATCGGTTCAATATTTTCTTCTGGTAAAATATCCGCTAAGTTATCAAAATGATTTTGTGTTCCTGATACATTAACTGCACTTGGATCAAAATCAATTGTAGCTCCACCATCTTCTTCTGGTAAAACTTCAACGGGTCCTTTTTGTGATTCTTCTATCTCCTGAACACTAACTTCTTCTGCCATCTCTTCATCTGAAGGAATGTCAATTTTAGTTCTTGTGTTAGGGAGTCCTTTATCTACATCTGCCATTTATTACTCCTATACCTTCTTAACACGATTAAATAGACCTTGCAACCCTTGAGGTGTAGGTCCTGATTGTGGTGGTGGGCCTGATGAATCGCCTGCTTCTTTTGCAATTCCTCCACCTGCAAAAAAACTTAGATCTATATCTACTGGTCCCCCTTTTGCAAAATCCATTTTAATTGTTTCTTTAACAGCTTCAACATCATCAATAGGAAATTTTGCTTTTTTATAATACTCTGAAACAATATCAGCATTTTGATTTAATGCATTTTGTTTAAAAATAGCTTTTTCTGACATACTAAGATCTTTAAATTTTTTAGCTTTTGGATTTATTTGATTTACATATCCCATTATATATTTTGGATTAACTGTAGACATGTCTACAAAAAGATCTTTTGATTTAAAAGTATCTCCAATTTTTGGAATATTTATATCTATTTTTTGAACTCTATCGACTTGACCGGATAAATATTTTGCAAAATCATCTGTAATATTTACTTTAGAGTCTCCAAATATTTTAGTTTTTTTAGATAAAACTTCTTTTATTTTTTTAGGGTTTGATAGAAGGTTAATATAATTTGAATAATTTAAATTCATTTGATTTTTAATATCAATTAATTGTTCTTGAATCTTGGGTGTAATTTTTTTATTTTGAAGTTTTGCAAGTTGATCAAACATTTTTTCATACCTTCCTTCAAACCCAGTTACTTTATGTAATTTAGTATTTAATGTGTGATCCTGGTAAACTAAAGTATTTATACTATTCATGTTTGAATCTTTAAATAGTTTGTTATATTTTTTTATAGACTTAGATAAAGAAAAAGGGTGACCTACATCATCAATAGCATTTGGTAAATAAACATCTAAACCTTTTGCACGGCTACCAACTCTATCTATTAAACCTGCTCTTATAGAAAATAATTCAGGGTCATATTTTTTTTCAAGAGTATATCTATCTTTACCAGCATCACTTACTCTTTGACCTTTTACAAGTTTAGTTTTATTTTTATTTAAAAGTTTATTAATTGCATCATCAACATTAAATTCACCTAGTTTATTTTTTTTAACATTTAATTGTTTTAACATTGAACCTAATTGATCATATTGAAATTTTCCAATCTCTACTCTAGTTCCTGTTTTTGGGTCTCTTGCAAATTTAACACCTAAATAATGTCCTAAAGATTCTTGATCAAGAAATTTATTTTTACCACCTTTAAGAATTTTAAATTTATTAGGATCGTTTTTCATTAGAGTAGTCATTTGTGCATATTCAAGACCGTCAATAGGTTCTGAAATTTTAGCTGGATTTTTAAAACTAAGTCCCGATACTCTGCTACCTGTTTCTTGAAAATTAATTCTTTCATCTATGCCTTTAAGTGTATTTCTACTTATCCCTAAATCTCTAGAAGCTTTACTAAGACTACCTCCCGTATATTTATTCATGTAACTTTTTAATACGGATAAAAAATTTTTTTCAGGAGTAAAATCCTTTGTAGTAGATTCTCCAATTTTAGTTGCACCAGTATAAGGTTGTCTTTGTTTAAAAAAATCAGTTACTATTTTTTTAGCTTTGTTAACGTTAGCTGCCCCTGATTCAATAGCTTTTATTGCGCTAGGCACTTTCATAGCTGTTGTAAAACCCGCTGTCATTGGATAACCGCCAGGACCTGTTGTAGATTCTTCTAACGTCATGTCCATTAAATTATTTTGTGGGGTTATTGGATCAACTCTATCTCCAATAGAATAACCCATACGCCCACCATCTGCTCGTGGATTACGTTTCATAAAGTCATTAACAAGTTCTATATTTTTTACTTCTTGTTTTGGTTCTGGTCTGTTGATTTGATCTGCTGTAGTTACGATATCTGGATCATCGTATAGATCTTGAAGTTTTCTGATTGCAGAAAGAAGATCGTCCATTACTCACCTAGCAATCTAGCAACACCGCCGCCAGCTTTTTTAGTGACTGTCTTTTCGATAACTTCTATAATATCATCTTCAATACCCATTTCATCTTGTCTTCCAGGTTTGTAATAAATTTGTTTGCCGTCTTTTTTAATAAGATAACTTCCATCCATTATATCTTCTTCAACTTCAACACCTTTATGTTTTTTCTTGGTTACCATTTCTTTTACTCTTCTGCCACTTTGAGAAATAGTTTTACCAAGAGACATTACAGTCTCTACAACTTTAGCTAATGCTGGTCCTGAAATATCTACAGCTTTTTCAATTGCAGGTTTTACCATCTTAACTCCTTTACCAATTCCAAATGGTAACATCGATGCAATTCCTACAGCTGCTTTCATAAAACCTCTTCTTCTAGGATCTTTTGGTCCGTCTTTAAATGCTGCACGTCCACCCTCAGCTAAACCTATAGCAGGACCTATATTTCTTACAGCAAGATCAACTAATTCTGAAACATTAAGTCCTGTTAAAATAGGATTGTTTTTATTAAAAAACATACTTCGTAAAGTTCCACCATCAATTTTAAATTTTTTATTTAATTTGCTAGATAACCCATCTTTTAAACCAACACGGGTAATACCACCATCTGCTAGTTTAATTGATTGTGCTCCTCTGTCAGGTATTGAAGACATGTCTCCCATTTCATTAAACATTTCTCTAGCTTTTATTTCAGCTTCTTCTGGAGACAAACCTTGTTCTAAAAGATCTTCAAAAAGTTTTTCCAATAGTCTTTCATTCATATCGTTAGAAGCCATCTGCATAATACCTTCACCATCTTTAAATCCTGCACGTCCACCTGATGCATACATATCTTCTGGGTCCATATCTATATTTTTTAATTTGTCATCGACTGCATCCATGATCCGTTTAGCATCGTTCTTGGTTAAATCTTTGTATGGACCTTCTCTTTTAATAACTTTGTTTGCTTCTTTCATAACTTTAATTCCATCCATGTTTTTAAAACTGTTAATTGTAAAATCTATGAACTTAGGATTCATAGCTTCAGTTGTTTTCATGATCCCTGATCTAACAACCTTGGGTGCTACGTTTGCATCTTTAATCATCATTGATGTAAAATCATTAAAGTACCCTGGAGCATTTTTATCTAATTGTTTACCACCTATAATAGGTTTACTTGGATCAATAGGTTTGCCTTGCATGTCCAAGATTTTTCTCATGTCTTGAAACTTTTGCATTGCTTCTTGTTTAATTTTTATAAGATCTAGTCCTGTTGGTTTTTGACCTCTAACTTTTTGATAACCTCTAACCAACTGGTTAAAAATTTCTGGTAACTTCATTCCAAATCTTATCATTAGTAATAATTCCTTTTACGTTCATTCTGTGGTTCATCCACATAATCTTCAGGGTGTCCAATTAGTCCTCCCTGTCTAAAACGCATGATTGCTTGTGTAGTAGAATCAACAAGATCATCATGATCCCCGTACGGAAACGCAGCACATTCCTCAACGACTTCTTCTGCGAATTTTTGTTCAGGACACCATATCATACCAGATTCAAATAAAGGTGCAACCGCATTTACACGTGCATGCTTGTCGTTTCCTTTTGACGGGGTAAAATTGATAACAGGTATATCCATCTGTCTAAGCTCGTAAGTTAGAGGTAAACCTGATGCTTTTGCCTCAACAATAACCGATTCCGGCTGCCAGTATTTATATTGTTCAAGAGCCAAGCGCCTTAGTTCAGGAAACTCATACCGACCTTTTACTGCATCAAGCAACATTAAGTTGGCCCCTGAATCTTGATCCGGGTAAAATACACCCCAAGTAGTAATAGCTGAATAGTCTGCAGTTTCTTTTTTAAGAAATGCTGTATC